GGAATATCTCTTTTCTCATTAATTTCATCAACGAGTTCAACTGTAAGATTATATGATGGTTGGAAATATGGTAGAATTTGTTCGATGATTTGAAGAGCATCATCGTTCAACTTTGACATTATAGACAGTTCAAATTGCAAATTATATGGAACTGGCATATAAGTTTTTTTAGTTTCAGTTCCGTCAGTAGCGGATTTTGATAAAAATGTTTGTGTCGTGGTTAATTTTCTGGCAGTATCATATGTCAATCCAGTAAACTCAAAAGACATTCTTGGTAATGTAATTTGAGTTGGATTGCTTAAATCTGGAGACTGCTCTAATCTTGCTAAAAACTTTTGCGTCGGTCCATATGCAAGAGGAACTTTTATAACACTCACAATTTCATCTGAAGAATTTGTGTGTTTAATTGTAATATCATTAAAAAGAGAACCAAATGCAATAACAGTTTTTCTTAAGATTTGGTGGTAAAAATACTCAAACATATGATAAGTAACATACAGTACTATTTAACCATCTGATAATTTATGGGACACCAAATGGATTTCTTTCACTAAAATCTATAATTTGATCTGCTTCATTCTCTATTTCTTCATTTGAAGAATAACCATTATCTGGTGGGTAAACATTAATCAAACGAAGTTCGTGAGAAGCACTTGAGGCAGCACCTACAATATTTTCCCCAACTTCAAATTCACCAGTGACATTTGATACTTCAAGTATATTTGTTATAGAATTCCAAGATTTGACTCGTGCTGTAGTTGAACTTGCAGACCCAACAACAACCTCATTAAAAATAAAGTTTCCAGTAGAGGTCAATGATGGATTTCCAATCGTAATGGTGGGAGATTGTGTGTATCCCAATCCTGCATTTATGATGCGAATTTGAGTAATCGTTCCTGCAGAACTTACTACGGCAGTTGCAGCAGCAGAGACGGTTGAAATACCAGTAAATGTAATCGTGGGTGTGTTCACATATCCAGAACCACCACTTGTAATGGTAATAATGCCAACTACACCACTACCAATTGTACAAGTTGCTGCTGCTCCTGCACCATCTCCAAAAAATGCAACTCCTGGTGTTACTGTATAACCAAAACCAGAATTGATAACCTCAACGGATTGAACGGATTTTAAATTTGGATTTGTATTATCGGTACATACAACAATCCCTCCAATCATTGTTGCAGACCCAATACCAGTCATTCCTCCTGATGGTGCAGATGATATTGCAACTCTAGGAGCACTTGAATAACCGCCTCCTCTATTTGTAACTGTAAAGAATCGAATTCCTCCATTCACAATATTTGTTATTGCAGTTGCGGTTACTCCAGTTCCAACAAGAGTTAATGTTTGAATTGGTCCAATAGGAACGAAAGAATTATCTGGACCATTATCATCAGATCCTCCAATAGTGTCATCAATTTCACCAACTCCTGTATCAATAACTTCATCCTCATATTGAAAGAGTTCACAAGTTAATTGATATGTGTATTTTCCTTGTAATTGATAAAATGGTTTTTCGTGCTCTACATATTTGATTTCAAATAAACGATCCCCGAGAGGGAAATATATCAAATCTCCTTCTTTAGGTCGATTTGATAATTTGATATTGCTCAAATTTTTTATTAGTGGTGAAATATAAGTTTCAAATCTTTCTCTGGAAATTTCTAAAGTCAACTCATTTAAATTCTGAATTCCAAATTTAGAAAGTATTGTAGGATTATCTCCATATCCATCATAACTACTAATGTATGCTTCGATTGGATATGCATTATCAAAAACAGATTCAATAACTTCTCTTAAGACTGTTTTTTCTGTAATATACTTTCTGGGTAGATAATGAACCTCAACACCATAAATTTGAATTGATTCATTAATCAAATCTTGCATTAAATTTTTTTCACTTGCAGATCCTTGTAGAAAAAATGGATTAAGCATTTGATTATCCTATCATATCGAGAGGAGGTAACTCATAAGTATTTGACATTTTTTCCATAATTGCATCAATTTCTTTTTGAGCATCATCATAAATTTGTCTACCATTCAATTCAACACCACCGGGCAATTTGAGACCTTGAAATTTTATTAAATTTTGCCCCCATTGACGTTTGATGAGTGATGTTAAATATGGTTTTAAAAATGAATCATTCCAGACTCTTGAAAAATCGTTTGGATCAAGAAGTCTCCAACAATCAATTACTAAATAATCTCCAACATTTACACTTGCCCAGTCAATATCCAAATATAATCTATCCATTCTCTGATTGAATCTTATTTGTTTTTCTGTATTGAGAAGAAAATCAATATCTTCCAAATAAGTTTTTACCATTGCATATGATAAAAGTTCAGTTGAACCCCAGTAGTAAATATCATTCAAAAATAATTGATATTTTACACTGAACATATTATTTGTAGCAGTATTGGATCCATCAAATTTAAAAATTTTATTAATTCCAATAATTGATGAAGGTATTTGTAAATAATTACTATTTTCTCGATATGTAAAAGTAGTTGCGGTTCCAACTATATTCGTTGTTGCTGTCGTAGTAACTATTCCTGCCGTTGTACTATTTCCTGCAGGGGCTCTACCACGATCAATATCTCCTTGAGTAATTTGATACTTTAAGTATATTTGAGTTACTCCATCAAAATGTCTTTCATTAAAAAATTGAAGAGCATCATCAACCAAATCATCAATTTGTTCGTCTGCAACGTTAATTTCTAGAACTGGTGCTCCAAGTTTTCTTTTGCAGTAATCTATCAAACCCTGTCTTGATGATGGTTGTGCCATTTATTTTCTACTCTTTTTAAATATTTATAGCAATGTCTTTATATCTATAGTCATTATTTGATAGAACCTAAAGATGAAAGAACCTCTTGTTGTTTCAAATACAATTTACAATAACATTTTGCAAAATTTTTTGCAGTTTCAATATCATTAATACTATCTATTTCTGTGCTTATTTTAAAGTATTCAAAATTTTTACTTAAATTTTCAAGTTTAATTTCATCGGGATTCATTGACTAAACTCCTTAATAAAGATTTTATTTCACTAAGATCATTTTTTATATTAGCAACATCAGATTCTAAATGTTGTATCTTTTGATTCTCATCTACTTTTACATTACGTCTATTTAAATATTCTTGATATTCTACCATATTAGTATTAATAATTGAATTTGTTTTTGAATCACGTAGAAGGTGAGAATGTCCTTCAACCTTTGCATATTCCATATTATGCCAATGCAATTACTCTCAGATCTTTCAATCTTGGAACATATACTTGACTTGTAGAAGTCATAATGATTTTGATCCGATACGATCTAAATGCTGGTAATTGATCTGCAGTAAATGTATATTCGGCAAATGAAACATCAGTCGGTGAAAATCCAGTATTTGATGTTAATGGAACAAAAGCATCTGGATGACCATTATTATTTTGAATATCAATTATTTGTCCTCTACTATTAAGATTTTCGTATCCAGGGAATGGAACAAAAATTGGATTGAAGTTTTGATTTTCACTGATTGCATAAAATGCACGAATATCTGAATAAAGATTGTTATATGCACTGAGTAATATTTTAATCGATGTTCCAGGATTTTCAAGAGTAATTTCTTTTGAAAGATATTGGAATGCGGTTGGATCATCAAAAATACTATTAACTCTTGAATCTTCTGCATAATTTGTAATCACACTATTAACTCGATTTGAAGTTAATATCACACTTACTCTTTGAGTATCAATAACTGGACTTAATCTACTATCAATTGTGTTTAAGAACACTCTCAAATTCATTGACTTATTACCAGGGAGTGTTGAAAGGTATTGAGTCTCATTCACTTTAGAAGCAATCATTCTCGGACTATCAAGATAATTTACTTGATTTAATGTAATATTATCAAATCCAGTATCAATAAATGGAATTTCATTTCCACTAATACTGGATGCAGATATTGTTCTGATTTCTGAACTGAGTGAAGTTCCGGTCACAGTAACGTTTTGCACCATTGGAGTAATGATTTCAAAGGGCATATTTTGAGATGCCTTTATATTGTAACCACCCGCTGATTTTGTTTGATTTAAATAAAGAGTCGGATATCCAGATGATGTACTTCTTGCTATTCCGGTATTTGATGATGTGTCCAATTTGATTGTATACGAATCAAAAGAAATTGAATCTGCTGCAGTTACATCTGATAAATTGTGAGTTTTATTAATTCTTCTTAGAGAAACTCCACTCAACTCATACTTATAAACTGGTGTGCCAGTTACATAGTTAATTGGATTCGAACCTCTTACAATTTGTCCACCAATTGAACCAGAGGAAGTTGATGTATAAGAAATAATTTCATTTCCAATCAAAAGATATCCTGGATTTGTTGTTCCGACACCAACATTTTCAAAAGTTGAGAATACAGAAGAATCATCAACAAGAATTGCAGATGTAGAATCAAAAGTATATCCTGATGTTAATTTTGTTGGTTTAACATCAGAAATTGCTCCAGAAATAGACACAAGATCCGTATTTGAATACATTCCATGATTCTTATGATTCACTACAATACTCAAACCATCACTTACAACATTAATCGTAGAAATTGTAACATTACCACCATAAGAGGAATTTAGTGTTGTTGTAAGACCAGAGTTATTAATATATTGAACAGTTTTACCAGACCCAACTATAAAATCTCCTTGAACATTATCAAGAATTAATTCATCAACTCCTATAATATTACCAATAGAAAATCTTGCATTTTGTCCAATTGTAAGACTTCCAATCGTTGTAATTCCAAGAACATCACCAACTTGATAACCAGACCCACCAGACACAATTGTAACTCCAGTAGATACAACTGAACCATTTGATATTGTTATATTTGCAGTTGCTCCTTGACCACTCCCAGTTATTGTGTCTAAAGTTACAGAACTATAAGTAGCAGACCCTGATGATGGGGTATATCCAATACCCGCATTAATTACACTTAGTGTTCCTGTTGATATTCCTGCACTACCAACAAAATTACCAGTCGCATTACTTCCCTGCTGGAGAACAATATTTCCAAGAGTTAATCCACTATCTTGTACTGTGGTTCCTAATCCCACTCTAATTTTTCTAGAATTTAGATTTAGTGAATCTGGAAGTAAAGTTGCAATTTGATTGTTACCCTCTGTTAGTTCTGGACTATAGAATTCTGCAGATCCAGATTGAATAAAATCAGCTCTGTACAATGTGAACTTTAAATCTTCCCACTGACTTGGTTCCCAAGTAGATGCATTTTGAGATTTAAATAAAGATCCTAAAGTAGGTTGATTTGAAATAAATGTTTGTGTCAGAAGATCATTTTCACCAATTCTAGAAATGTACACACTATATTTTGTAGAGTTTGATGCGATACAGACACAATACTCCTGCCCCCCTTCAAGATATACTGGGGCCTTAAATACAAAGGAAGTAGCAACAGACCCATCACCTGATGTAGAAACTTGATTTGGTTCTAATATAATCTCAGAAAATGGAAGAACTTTTCTTGTTGGGAATCCTCCTTGCATAGTTCTGATTTGAAAAGTTACAGGAATATCAGTGTCATCTTTTGATCTGAAAAATACATCACATCTTGTTAAAAATACTCCTGTGCTGTCTTCTACTAAGAATGATTGTGCTAATGGATCATACCAAACAATATTAACATTTTGTGAGGTTGATTGAGAAACTGTTTGTGTTGAAATAACTTGTGTTCCTGTTGTTCTTGAAACTGCCCTGTCTTCAAATTCTTGTTTATTTTCAATTCGTGCATTTCTTACAGAAATAATATTTTCTTGAACAGTTTCTAAAGTTCCACTCGAAGTAAATCCTTCTTCAGCAATTGTTGTTGCTACATTTTGATCATTTGAATCATTGTTTATCAATGTAAAAACTTTAGATCCCGTTTCAAATTTTGGATGAACATTAATATTTGGATTGGGAACATTAAAACTTCCAATTAAAGTTGCAGATATGTCTGAAATCAATCTTACATTTGTAATTGTTGCTTGAGCCCCACTTGTTCCTCCAATAAGAATCATTCCACTTTCTACTCTTCCACTAAATTGCCCTTGAGGTTCATTTGATAGTGAGAATGTATCAACATTCAAAATAGTTGATGTTGATGAATATGTTCCTTGAAGAACTTGACTTGTATAAGGATTTAACGAAAAAGTTGTTACTGCTGCGTCATAAGGACCTTCTTTATGATTTGGTTGAGCAACTCTAAAAGTTATTCTTGAATTTGTATTTGTATTATTTGGTCCCAATCCAGTATTTGAAATTGATCCAATTATAGTCTCTCCGGTTTGAAAGACACCAGATATCATATTAATTTCTAAAAGTTTAGGAACACAATATTTTGTGACATCAACTCCATCAAAAAAAGCATACATCTGAGTGAGTGGTTTTATTTTTTTAGAAATGAATTGAATATTTCTTGACCTCATAAATGAAATGAGATTTCGACTTACAACTCTATCACCAACAGATGATGCATCAAATTGTTCAGTAACAATAGTTCTATTTCCTGTTCTTGTCTGAACTCCAGTATCTCTTACTTCTCTTAGAGTATCTCTAAGAACGGTAGTCGTTGTATCGGTTATGAATTGTCCTCCAGTTAAATCACCATTTCCACGAAGTCCTCTTTCACCCCATCTTCCACCACTGGTAGTAGTTTCAGTTCTTTCTCTTGTGTTTTGAGTGACTTCTTGACCGGTCCAATTTGTTTCCCAAGAATTCCATATTGTTGGTGAAAATCCTGTCTGTGGATCTACATTTAAAGTTCTACTTGCAGTGGCAAGAGTTTCTGCATAATTTCCTTCAGTATTGATGATTTTTGCTTCGATTCTTGTAGTGTCTACCCAAGTATCAGATGAGGGAGTAAGTTCCACAGTCCCTTGCCAAAAACTAACCAAAAATGGAGTCACACTTTCAGATCTTGTTGCAAAAGTTTGTTTAAACCATTCACGTTCTGCATAATCTAAAGTAATAATATCTGAAGATTTTCTAATATTGACCCCTTCTGGAGGTGAAAATTGAAGATCGGCATTTGGATCAACATTAATTACAGGACCTGTAATTAAATCTACAGAATTTGTATAGTGTTGGGGCCTCAATTCTTTATTTTTTAAATCAATACTATTTTTATAAGAAACACCATCTTCTTGTGCAAGAAGTGAAGTAAAATTATCTACAAAAAATCCAGATTTAAATCTATTCAATCCATTTGAATCAGGGACAAAAAGTCCTGCAGTATTTGTTTCCAATAATGAAAGTGAAGTATAATACTCTAAATTTTTAATACGATTTTCAAGTTGTTTGATATCAACCATTCTATATCTTTTATGATCCAAAAATTCTATGGAAGATTGTGAAACATTATAAAGATATGCTGGTAAAAATACTGTAGCAATTTCTATTGCATCATCAACAGATACTGGTTTTTCTGGTCTTTCTGCAGGATTGCCATATTTGACTTGTAATTTACCATCTTTTGAAAGATAAATTCTATCAATTCTTCCCAAATAGAAAGAAAAAGATGTGAGAATAGATTCATCTGAAGCAAGAACATTTGCTGCAGAATTTCCAGATGCATTAAAATTTCTACCATAAAACTCTAATGGAGATCTTGAGTTTTCAGATACGGTATACGAAGAAGTTCTTGGTCGAATATCAATAATATCTGAATTTGAAGTTCCATTCACACTTTGTATTTCTTTACTATAATCAAAAGTATCATATGAGTTTACTGTTGTAATATCTCCATCGTCTGATGATTGATAATATCCACTTTGAAAATAAATTTTTAGTCTTTTAGTTGGTTCATCAGAATCTGATTTTCTATTGATTACACCAAAATCATAAAATGTACCTTCTTGCCCAGTCGAAAATGTATAATTTGAAGAAATGTTAAAACTATCAATATTTAATGTTACTACGATTGCACGAATATTTGATTCTTCAAATACTAATGTTTCTCCTTCTTTAAAAGTATTTTGATTTTTATATATAAATGAAATTTGAGTATTTGTTAATTTTTCTGCACAAATTGCAATTGCACCACTTGTTTGTCCTGTGATTTTTTCACCAATAATCAACTCAGAAGTTGTTGTAGATGGGCTTGTAATTGAAAATAAAACAGCAGTTGGTGCTGATGGATCTGTTGTATCTAATGATTCATAAATTGAATGAATTTCAATCACATCAGGAACATTTAAGCATATATTTTCGTCTTGAACTCTGGTGCCATAAGGGTAGTTTCCAAAAGTTAGTCCATCATTAATTGTAGTTCCACCTATTCCTGAATAATTATATTTTGATTTATCTACAATAACACTATTCACTCTATTTTTGAGTTTTGATTTTGCCTTTGGTTTTATTTTTGTAAGTGTCGTAACTAGTGTTGCACCAGTGTCATTTGATCCAAGATTATAAATTTGAAGTTGAGTTGATCCAGATGTGAATGAGAATTTATCAGAAGTTAGAACTTCTGTGGATCCATCAGAACGAATTAATGAATATCTTTCCTCGTCAAAAGGTAAAAAGGTTTCATTAGATCCGGCAACTGCTGCTGTTGAAAGTTGATTGTTTAAAATATTAACAGTATAAGATTTTCTAATCGTTAAACTTGCATTTGTAAGATCAACAGAAGATATGTTATTTTTTGGAAGTTTTGTGTATAATGTGTTATCTGTGGAGTCTTCTAAGTTTGTTGTTAAAATTTGAAAATCAGATACTGATAATGTTGCAGTTGGTAGTTTTCCTTCAGCAATTCCAGTAACAGTGGTAACACCAGAGATTGTAATTGTGGTGGTTCCCACACTAACAACTTTTGCAAATACTAGATCTGATAGTGATGTATCACTATATGAGATTAAATTATCCTTCTTAACACTATTTCCAGGAAACAATATATTTGGACTTGTGACGGTACTAATGCCAGAAGAAATTGTTGAAATTGTAGCAATTCCAACAAAAAATGCAGTTGATTGAAGAACATCAGCCGTAAATGTAGATCCAGAACCAACAACTCCGTAAACAGACTTAACATCAGAAATACCATATGATGTAATTGCAGTTGCTACTCTTCCATTTGCAATTCCATCAATTGTAAAAGACTCATTTGTTATGAATTCCCCTGTTTTTTCATAAACAGTTAATAGTGAAGAATTTGAAACAGATTCTTTTAAAAATGCAGTAGCACCACTATTATTTCCTTTAATAAAAGTTGGAACAGAAAGAGTAATAGGTTCGTTTAAACTAATCTCAGTAATTGTTTGAATATCATATAGTGAAATATACCACTGATTAATATTTGAATTTGATGCATTATAAGATCCAGACTCTAATCTAAAATCATAAACTCTTGCTAAACCAATTTCTTTCCCTGGAGCAGTTGTGCTTGCAATACCAACTCTTTCATTTCTCAAACTTAATACATAAGTATTTCCAATTCCAATTACAGGAGATCCATAAACTCTGTTTAAAATTAAAGTTGGTCCAGTATTATAATTAATTGCCTGATTTTCTAAAGTCTTTGTTGTTCTTGGTTTTGGTACATCAAGAAATGTTGGACTGATAGTTTCAATTTCATACCCACGAACAAATGCCTTTCCTGGAGAAATTTGATAAACTGCTAAATCATCAGTCGGAACTGATCCACCATAAGTAAATTGACCAACATTAAAGATACCACGATTTCCAAGTTGATCATTTAGTGACTCCTTGACAGATACATCAAATGGAGTTACACAATAATCTCCAGATTCTGCATAGGTTCTTCTTGCTAACTCGTCTGTTAAATTACTATAATCTGTAGTGGTTTTTTGAGATTTTAAAACACCTGCACTTACAGATGCAAGTTCTACAAAATTATTATCATTAAAATCGTCTAAACTTTTTTTAAAAAGTGATACTGATATTCTAAATCTATCTGCTCCTGGTGCAGAATAATTATTAAATCCCTGAGAATTATCGTTTAAACTTTCATCAATATCTGGTGTTATAATTTCTTCGTTTACAAACAATCCAACTCTATAATTTGAAGTATTGCTATATTGATCTAAAATTAAAGTTTCTGTTGCTACTCTTACAAACTGTCCTCTTACAAAATAAACACCTTCAGTAATTGTAAAGGCAGATCCAATAGAAGTTGCATTATTTGCAAGAGTGATTGCAAATGTCTGCCCTGCCTGAATTGTGCTATTTCCTAAAAGACCAGAATTTATTGTTGATCCGGCAAGAAGTCCTTCTCCATCAGAAAAAGTTTTTGTGGAATTATTTGCAGTATTTGAAGATAGATAATTTACGTAAAGAGTGAGATTACCTCTCTCAGAATTTGCTGCAAATAGTACATTATCAACAACGGCAGTTACACCAGAAGTTTGTCCTGTAATTTTTGTTCCAATTAGTTGTGATACGTATGCCTCAACAGGAACTCCCAAATAAGAATTATTTAATTCAACCGCATAATATTCTCTATTATATCCGGTATTCCCTGGAATAACTTTTGCACCCTCTTTGAAAAAATGCTGCCCAAACTTTTCAATCTGATTTTGTAAAATTGATTGTAAGGTTGTGAGTTCTCTTGCCTGTACGGGATATCCAGGTTTAAATAGAACCTTAGAATAATTGTTGTCAGAATTAAAATCGTCAAAGTATGGAGATACGTTGAGATTAGTTTGTTGAGGCATAATTTCTTAGAATTGCAAAATAACTTTGATATCTTCTTTTTGATTTGATGATCTGGTGATTGACGGTCTATTGTCAACGTAAATTATATTGCCAGAATATTTTTTAACTTCAGGATTTGCCAGACCATTTGCAAAAGATTGACCTAAGTAATATGTTCTATTATTTATTACAGTAGAAATACCCGTAAATGTTGTACTAATTGAAAGAGTTGTAGTACCATTAGTTGGTATAATTGACAAACTTCCACCCGTAGATGGAGAACTTGTAAAACGATTTAAGTTAAATCCATATGGAGGAGTGGTCTGTGCTGTTCCGACTGTATTAAATCCTGCAACTGACCTATCTTGCCAATACTTTAAAACTCCAGTTGTTTGATCATAATTTATAACTCTTCCAGCAGCAGTAACACCAGTTCCAATTGTCTGAGTAATATAACTATCTGCCACAAAAGTTGCTGAATCATATCCAATTCCTGTGAGTCTTAGGGCATAAACTGCACTTGCCTTGTCCAGAGACATAATTTGTGTAGATCCAAATGATTTTGGATTTTGAACAATTCCAACTCGTGCAATTTGATTTCCTGTTATAAAATCGGGATTTTGAACATCATTTTCAATTCTTGAATATAAAAGAACGTTAATTGCACCGAGTTCTCGATAAATATCATATCCGTGACCCCCTTGAGGTGGAATGATGACATTAAAGGTAGGTCTTGTGGTTCCTGTTGGAAATCCAGCAGAAATCAAATCAACATTTCCATAAGTATATCCAGATCCTTGATTAGATACTGTAATTGACTGGACTTTTTGATCATTATCAACTACAATCGTACACTCTGCTCCACTTCCATCACCTTTGATTGGAACTCTTGTATAAG